TGTTAAAGGATTAGGACCTAAAAAATTACCTAAAATAATTCCAGATCTACTTACTCATAATACCCTTGATCTTGATTTCATTCTGGAACATGCAGGTAAAGGAGAAGAACCTATGCATAAAAGAATTGTTGAGTCGGAAACTCAACTTAAAATAAATGAAGAATTAATGGATTTAAAAAACCCACCAATTTCGGGTGAATTAAAATTACAAATAACAAGATTAATAGAAGCACCAATAAATTTGCTTTCCCGAAATGATTTTATTATGATGTATAATGATGACCAATTAGGAAATGCTATTGTGTCACCTGATTTATGGTTAAGGGAACATTTTATAAAATTAAATACATTAGCAAAACAAACACATGAGTAAATTAACTCAATATGGGCATTCATTTCAAACTAAGGCTATTGGTATTCTAATAACTGATAGAGACTTTCTACAACAAATTGCAGATATAGTTTCTCCAGATTATTTTGATAATGATGCAGGTAAATGGATTATTCGTAAAACACTTAAATATTATAATGAATATAAAACAGTTCCTACAATGGAAGTTTTTAAAGTTGAAATTGAAGGAATTCATCAAGAATTACAAAGTGTAGCTGTAAAAGATTTACTTAAACAATCATATAAAGCATCTAAAGCAACAGATTTAAATTATGTAAAAGATGCTTTTTTAGATTTTTGTAAAAACCAAACACTAAAAGGTGCATTAATGAAATCAGTTGATCTTTTAGAATTAGGAGATTATGATGATATTAGAAATTTAATTGATAAAGCACTTAAAGCAGGAACAGAAAGAGATATAGGTCATGAATATATTGCTGAAGTAGAAGATAGATTTAGAGAAGAAGCAAGAAATACAATAGAAACACCTTGGCCCTTAATTAATAAATTACTTTGTGGGGGTTTAGGAGATGGTGATTTAGGATTAATAGCGGGGGGACCTGGTGGGGGTAAATCATGGGCATTAGTAGCATTAGGGGCACATGCTGCAAAATTAGGCTACACGGTAGTTCATTATACATTAGAATTAAATGAAAAGTATGTAGGTAGAAGATATGATGCTAATTTTACAGAAATATCAGTAAGTGAAATTACTGAATATAAAGATAAAGTAAAAGAAAAAATAGAAGGATTACGTGGAGGTCTTTATATTAGAGAATATCCAGCAGGACAAGCAACAGTAAATACTTTACATGCACATTTAGAAAAATGTAAACAACAAAATATAAACCCTGATTTAGTGATAATTGATTATGCTGATCTAATGACATCTAAATCAAGTAAAGAAAAAAGAGATAAATTAGACGATATATTTACAGGTTTAAGAGGGTTAGCTACCGAAATGAAGCTACCTATTTGGACAGCTTCACAAGTAAATAGATCAGGAGCAAGAGAAGAAATCATCCAAGGAGACAGAATAGCAGAAAGTTATAGTAAAATGATGATTACTGACTTTGCTATGTCTTTATCTAGAAATGCCGAAGATAAAGAAAATGGAACAGGAAGATGGCATATTATGAAAAATAGATATGGAGCAGATGGTATGACCTATGATAGTGTTATGGATACTTCAATAGGTAAAATAGCAATAAATATAAGAGGAAATAACAGAACTGAACAAACTCCACCAGGAGATCTTTCACCTGCACAGCGAAGAAGACTTCGCAATTCTTCTGAAAACTTTTTTAACTTATGATAGGTTTCCCTTATATATATTGTATTTATCTCCACACAGGGGTATCAACCCTTTTTTTGACACTAATAACTAATTTTTAAAGAAAACATTAAATGAACATTACACAAGAAATTTTATCAGACATAGTAGTGTATAATAAGTACGCTAAATACCTTCCAACAGAACAAAGAAGAGAAACATGGGAAGAATTAGTTACTCGGAATAAAAAAATGCATCAAAAGAAATTTCCTGATTTAAAAAAAGAAATCGAAGAAGTTTACGAAATGGTATATGATAAAAAAGTTTTGCCATCAATGCGTAGTTTACAATTTGCGGGAAAACCAATTGACATAAACAACTCAAGAATTTTTAATTGTTCTTATTTACCAATTGACGATTGGAGATCATTTAGTGAAGTAATGTTTTTATTATTGTCAGGATGTGGTGTAGGATATAGTGTTCAAAAACACCATATTGAAAAATTACCAGAAATTAGAATTCCTAAAAAAACAAGAAGATTTTTAGTAGGAGATTCAATTGAAGGTTGGGCTGATTCAGTAAAAGTACTATTAAAATCATATTTTGGGATTACAACAGCAAGACCTATTTTTGATTTTAGAGACATTAGACCAAAAGGAGCAGAACTAATTACTGTAGGAGGTAAAGCACCAGGACCAGAACCATTAAAAGAATGTTTATTTCAAATACAAAAAGTATTAGACAGAAAAGAAGACGGAGAACAGTTAAGCCCTATTGAAGCACATGATATTATTTGCCATATAGCAGATGCTGTATTGTCTGGGGGTATCCGTAGAGCTGCTTTAATTTCTTTATTTGATTTACATGATAATGAAATGTTAACATCAAAACATGGTCATTGGTGGGAATTAAATCCACAAAGAGGAAGAGCTAACAATTCAGCTGTAGTTATTCGTTCAAAAGTTAGAAAAAAAGACTTCTTTGAATTATGGGGTAAAATTGTTGCAAGTAATTCAGGTGAACCTGGAGTATATTTTTCAAATGATAAAGATTGGGGTACAAACCCCTGTTGTGAAATTGCTTTAAGACCATTTCAATTTTGTAATTTAACAGAAATTAATGTCTCTAATATAGAATCACAAGAAGATTTAAATAAGAGAGTAAGTGCTGGCGCATTTTTAGGAACTTTACAAGCAAGCTATACAGATTTTCATTACCTTCGCGATATCTGGAAAAGAACAACTGAAAAAGATGCACTTGTTGGAGTAGGAATGACAGGAATTGGTAGTGGTAAAGTTTTAGATTTTGATTTAGAAGAAGCAGCTAAATATGCTAAAAGAGCTAATGAAGATGTTGCAAATATTTTAGGAATTAAAAAAGCAGCACGTGTAACTACAGTAAAACCATCAGGGACTAGTTCATTAGTATTAGGAACTTCATCAGGAATTCATGCTTGGCACAATGATTTTTATATAAGACGTATGAGATTAGGTAAAAATGAAGCACTTTATCAATATCTTGCACAAAACCATCCAGAATTAGTAGAAGATGACTTTTTTAAACCAGATTTACAAGCAGTTGTGTCAGTTCCACAAAAAGCACCTAATGGAGCAATTTATAGAACAGAGAGTCCAATGGATTTATTAGAAAGAACTAAAAAATTCAATATAGAATGGGTAAAAGCAGGCCATAGAAAAGGAGCTAACACAAATAATGTTTCAGCTACTATTTCAGTCAAACAAGATGAATGGGATGAAGTTGGAGAATGGATGTGGAAAAATAAAAACACATTTAATGGTTTATCTGTGTTACCTTATGATAATGGTTCTTATACACAAGCACCTTTTGAAGATATAACAGAAGATAAATTTAAAGAAATGGAAAGTCATTTAAATAATATAAATTTAAAAAATGTTATAGAAATGACAGACGAAACAGATTTAAAAGATCAAGCTGCTTGTGCTGGGGGAGCTTGTGAAATTGTATAATAATGAGAAAAGACGATTGGATTACAAAATTATATTATAAACAATTAAGTGATAAAATACGAAATAATAGAGATTCAAGGAAGACTATTTCAAGTAAAAAGAAAGTTTCCTCAACACAGAATCAATTTAGAAAAAGGCAATGTAGCTGATCTTAAAATATTTTTTCACTGTGATACAATATTTAAATCTAAAGGTTTAATATGGTTTTGTAATGAAATAAAAGATATAGAATATGAAGAATTATAATAAAGAAAAACTAGATAAATTACAATTAGATAATGTATCAAAAGATATTAATAAAGCTTTAAAAGCAATAAAAGAATTAGATAATATTTATATTGATCCGGATCCTGATAATATGCAAAAAAATATTCTTAGATTAAGTAAAAAAATAGGAAATATATCTGATAAGTTAAGTACTAAATATAAAGATTTTATAGATGAAGAAGATATTCAAGAAAATTTGGATATCGAAGAAAAAAATAATACCGAAGAGGAAAATAACACTGAAATAGAAAAATAAAATATGGCAAAAGATTTCGAATTAATAAGAAAAGAAACAGAAAATAGTTTACATATAACTTTTTGTAAAACTTGTAAAACATGTCCTGCTGTAGACATTAGTACAGACAGAGATATAGTAATTATAGGGGGAGATGATGAAGGTTATACTGAATTTACAAAAGAACAATTTGAATTATTTGTACAAGAAGTAAAAAAAGGAGCATTTGATAAATATATAAAATAAAAGTTATGTTTGTAAGTACAAAAGTTTTTGATGGTTTTAGTTGTTGTTTTAGACAATGGAAAGCCACTACTACACATTGCCAATATCTACACGGATATGGTGTTTCATTTAAAGTATGGTTCGAAGGTGATTTAGATGAAAGAAATTGGGTTTGGGATTTTGGAGGAATGAAAAGAGCCAAAACCAAAATTGATGGTAAATCACCTAAAGAATGGATGGATTATATGTTTGATCATACTGTTTTGGTAGCAGAAGATGATCCTATGAGAATGCAATTTGAAATGATGCATAATGATCAGTCTCGTGGTAAACAATATGAAGGACCTATGAGAATTAGAATAGTACCAGCTACAGGAGCAGAAAAATTCGCAGAATTTATTTATCATAAATTAAATAAATTTGTAAAAGAAGAAACTAATGGACGTGTTAAAGTAGGACAAGTAGAATTTATGGAACATAATAAAAATTCAGCAATTTATACAGAATAATATGTTTAAAGTATCTCACGAGCTACCAATTAATATGCTCGATAAAAGTTTTGAAATTAATGATTATGAGTATTGTTTACCTCATTTATTAGATCAAAATAAAAAATATTTAGATCATTTTTTATATGCTAAGGAAACAGGCAGTTATATTATAATGGATAATTCACTTCATGAATTAGGTGAAGCGTATGATACAAAAAGACTATTACATTGGGTTGAACATTTAGAACCAAATGAATTTATAGTACCTGATGTTTGGCAAGATAGAACAGCTACATTAGTTAATGCTAAAAGTTGGATGAATAATTATGAATTACCTGAAAACACAACTAAAGTAGCAGTAGTTCAAGCACAAAATTATCATGAAGCAGCAGATTGTTATATTATATTAAAAATGCAAGGTTACCAAAAAATAGCATTTAGTTATGGGGCTGATTGGTATGCTGAAGAATTTCCTCATCCTAACCCCTTAGTAGGTAAAATGATGGGTCGTATAATGACTATATCTAAGATGTATAAAAGTGGTATAATAGAAAAAGGAGACAGAGTACACTTATTAGGATGTGCTTTACCACAAGAATTTGGTTACTATGCTGACTTTCCGTTTATAGAATCAATTGACACATCAAATCCAATAATCCACGGTCTACAAGGTGTAAAATACAACAGCTTAGGATTATTATCTAAATCATCAACAAAAATAGATAAAATAGAAGAAGAAATCACTACAGAAAGACTGTATGATATTAACCACAACCTTATCCGATTTAAACAATTTATAGAGGATAGCAATACACAATTATACTAATGATATTAATTACAATCACAATATGTGCTTTAGCGTTTGCTGCATACGTTTATTTTTCACATAACAAAATCGCAGAAAGAAAAGCAGAAGCCATGTTGGCAAAGTGGAAAGTTAAAGAAGAAAAAGCTATCCGAGAAGATGCCTATTCAAGGTCACGAGCAGTAAGTTTTGGAAAAACAATTGAACATTATGTTCCTTTTATGGAAAATTTCCCAGTAGACCCTAAAGATGTACAATTTTTTGGGAAACCAATTGATTATGTGGCTTTCTCTAATAGAGGTAGTAGAAAAAAATGTGGAGTTCATTTTATTGAAGTAAAAAGTGGAAATTCACATTTAAATAGTCATCAAAAGAATATTAAAGATGCTATTTTAAAAGGAAGAGTACATTGGCATGAATTTACAGCAGATGGAATCTGGGAGCACGAAACTAGAAAACAACATTTAAAAAAGAAGTAATATGAAAAAACAAGCAGTATTATCATTATCAGGTGGAATGGA